TGGTGGATACTTTACAGTATTAGAATGGTCTGATTTTAAGTAAGGGGGTAACTTTGGAGATAACAAACAAGTATGCTGATTTATGGGAAACCGATAGCTTTGTAGACATACTTGAAGGCACTACCCAAGCAGGTAAGACAACAACAGCAATATCAACTAAGTTCTTATATATGGTTAAAAAGACTAAACGAACTAAACACTTGATTGCAGGTGATACCATAGGAACGGTTATATCAAATATACTTAAGAACGGTGACTGTGGACTATTAGATGTATATCCAAGCATAAAGGCTTACCTAAATGGTAACAGTGAGCAGATAGTACCACATCTAAAAGTAGGTGATGATACTATATTTTTAGTAGGTTATGCAGACATAGCTAAGTATAAAAAAGTATTAGGTGGTCAGTTTGGGGCTGTATTTATAGATGAGGTTAACATAGCAAGTATGAGATTTGTAAGAGAGTTATTCTTACCGAGATTTGAATATTGCTGTATGACATTAAACCCTGATAACCCAGATAAAGAGATTTATGACGAGTTTATTAATAGATCCCGACCGATAGAGAAATATGCTAAAGACTTACCTGGCCATATGTGGGCTGAACTTGAAAGAGGTATACCACAAAAGGGCTGGAACTATTGGTACTTTACATTTAATGACAACCCAGTAATGACAGATGAAAAACGAGAACAGCTCATGACCTCGTTATTGCCTGAAACACGTGAGTACAAAACAAAGATTTTAGGCATACGTACTAAGGGTGTAGGCCTTATCTTTACATTACCGAATAAGAACATAATAACTAAAGAGAAAGCTAAAGAGTTTAAATATAGTAGGTTTTTGTGTGGAGTGGATACAGCATACTCACAAAACAGTAAAGATACGTTCGCTTTTATATTCACAGGAATAACTACTGATAACAAGGCCATTGTTTTAGATGAGGATGTTTATAACAACAGAGATTTAACTGTTCCTTTAACTCCAAGCGATATAGCAATTAAGATATGCGACTTTGTAATAAAAAACCAACGAGAATGGGGCATATGCCCTACGGTGTTTATTGATAGCGCAGACTCAGCTACCAATTTAGAAACAGATAAATATCATAAAACTAAAGGGTATAACTTTCGAATAGTACCATCATATAAACAAACGAGAATAATTGACAGAATTAACTTAATGAATGGTTGGATAGCCAGTGGTAATTATTTAGTGGTTGGTATATGTAAAGAACATATAAAAGAAATGAATACGTATAGTTGGAAACCTAACAAAGATGAACCAGAAGATGCAAACGACCATACAATAAACGCAAGTCAATACGCTTGGCTACTTTACAAAGCCACAATAGGTAAGGAGATAAAATGAAGAAATTACATATATCAGAGGGAGATAGTTTAATAAAGACATTTACCTTAAAAGAAATGGGGATGGACTACACAGTTGATACTCTACCATCTGACACAGAGTGGGTATTTGGATTGAAATACACCAGTGCTGAGGGTTTCTACTCGGTAGGTGACATAGCTTATGCTGATGGAGTTTTAACGGTTAATTTAGAGGTTGCAATATCGGTTGGCTACGTTGGAGACTATCCTTATGGAATTAGAGCAACATCGATAACTGATGGCTATGGGTACAGTGCGATATCTGAGATTAAAATAGATGATAGCTTTTTAGTTAGCGGTACACAGGTGCCAATCAATAATGCTTACATTGATTTAGATACATTACTGGCTAGAATGACTGCATTTGAGCTTGAATTAGCTACACATACAACGGACATAGCGACTAATGCAAGTGACATATTAACTAAGGTCGACAAGGTTACAGGCAAAGCATTAAGTACAAACGACTTCACAGATTTACTTAAAACTAAAGTTGATGACTCAGTTAACTACGATGACGCAGCGGTTAAGTTATTAATCACAAATAAGACACACGATACATTGGTTGACAAAAACTCAAATCCATTGTTTCAGCATAGCACACAGACTGAAAAAGATAATACTGCGACTAAATCAGTTGAACTAGCAAAGACATTGTTAGCTGCAACGTGGGCTAGTGGTGAATACGTACTCGCAGTAGCAGGAGTTACCGCAACTAGTAACCAAGAATTATTACCGACTACTGATATAACGGCAGGTCAATTAAGTGTATTACAGTCAGCTAACATTATAGGTACAGCGCAAGCAACAGACAGTATCACTATAAAGGCTATGGGTTTAGTTCCAACAGTTGATTTACCTATACGTGTGATTGTGAGAGGTGACTAATGGCTAATATAATTAGATTTGGAAATGATACTAATACTATTCCGATAGTAAAAGATGGCTTGGTATTATTCCTTGATGGTAAAAGTTTTAAGAATTCACCGCCTACTACCGAATGGTTAGACGCTAGCGGTCAAGACAACAACGGAACACCTAGTGGATTTGCTTATACTCCGTCAAGTGGTTCGGATGGTGATGGTGGAGTTAAGTTTGATGGGGTTAATGATTATGTGCATAGTGTTTTAAATCCCATAGCAACCACAGATTTAACAATAACAATTAAAATGAAATTTCCGCAACTTCCGACTAAGTTAATTTATATGTTTAACTTAAATCCAAGTGGAACCCAGGGAAGCTTACCCGTTTTATTTTGGTCTACAGCAAATTTAACAGTAGGATATTATGAAGGTAATAGCAAATACATTGATTATAATTTTGAAGCTGGTCAGGAATACAACATCGTGGTTGTAAGAACTGCCACTTTGTTCAAATTTTATATTGACGGAATACGTGTAAACTCGGTGGCGATGGCAAATGGGGAGATAACCATTAACGATGCGTTCTTAAGCAAGGGGAACTATGCAAATATTGTGGTTTATGACTTTCTTATACACACAAAGGAATTGACAGCAACCGAAATACAACAAAACTACTTAGCATTAGGAGGCACAATATGATTAAATTTGTAGTAGCACCAATATTAACTAAGATAAGTGAGGTAAGATAAATGATTTATGGAGATATAAACGCAGGACATGGTAAACAGTTAAACGGTAAATAGAAAGGGGTAATATGGCTATAAAGGACACTATAGGCAAAGGACTAGCGAATTATTTAATGCCATATATGCAAGGGAAAGGTGGAGGTATGCCAAGAAAAAGACTAGACTATGACGAATATACATTGCAAGAAAAATACTTATGGTTTTTGGGTAATGAAGATTTGCTAGTAGATTTCTATCAATTAAAAACTCCTGGCTATACATCAATTAATACACGCAGTTCGTTTTACTATGCCAACGTAGATGCTAAAATAAGAGTTATACATAGTGGTATGCCTAGCTTAATATCACAAGGTAAAGCAGATTTACTTATGTCAGGGGGTATTAAAGAGGCTGTAGTAACTATTAATAAAAAGGGTGAAGAGAAAGAAGATGTTAAACAATCTGAATTATTAGAAGATATATTAAAGGACAATGATTTTAAAAACACAATATTACCTAATTCAATAATAACCGAGAGTTGGGGGGAAAAATTTGCAATTAAGATTAGCGTTGACAAGGATGTTTCAGATTGTCCTATAATGGAAAAATATAATCCGTTCAATTACAGAACTGTTTGCAACAGAGATAGATTACAAGAGATAGTATTTATTAATCCTTATGATGAATACGAATTAGAGGAACATTACGGTTTTGGATATGTTGAATATGAATTATATAGATTAACTGATCAAGGCAGAATATTAGTACCGTTGACCGAATGTGAAGAAACTGCCGAATTAAAAAATATTACATTTGATAAGTCACTTATATTAGCAGTTGAAAAGAAAGTAGCACAGTCTGATTATAAAGGTATCATAGCAGAGTTTGACGCATTAGACGAGGCGTGGAGTCAGTTAATGGATGAAATAAGAACAGGTAGAGCTGAAACTTATATCCCTGATATACTTACTAATAATAAACAGTTTAATGACTTTAGAAAGAAGTACGTTGTTACTGGTACAGATGAACGAGAAAACGGCGATAATAAAATATCACATAATCAGCCTGAGATTAGATCCGACGAATATATTAACTCAATAATAGCAATACGAAACAATATCTTATCAAATGTAAAACTCAATCCATTAACAATAGGTATAGACGATAGTGTTGGTGCTAATGCCAGTGGTGAGTCAATCGTACAACGTGAAACTGTATCACTAAGAACACGTAAAGCGATGATTAATACGTGGGAACCGTTCCTTGAAAAACTATATGCTGCGCTAATGAACGCTTATAACTGGGCTAATTCAAAAGCAATACAAGAATATGATATAGTAGTAACCTTTGGCGAATATGCAACTCCAAGCATTGAAACTAAGATAGCCAATACAGTTAAGATGAGAGTAGCTGATATAATTGATGACGAACAAGCACTGAAAGAGATATACGGTGATGACTTGAGTCAAGATGAAACAGATAGGATATTAAGTAATTTAGGTAATTTGGCAGAGGTGATGGACAGTTAAAAGGGTTGTGAGGTGAGTAGTATGTATGATAACTATAACAAATTAACAACTAAGCAACAACAAGCATTGTTAACCTCAATTAATAAAAACTACACAGATGCTACAAAAGACATAAATAAACGCATTAAAAAGATACAAGGTGAGAGCGGTAAGCAACAAAGGCAGTCTATCAAGGCTATAACTCCTCTAATTGTCGCACTGTGGGGTTTAAACGCTAAAGAGGTAATAGTTACTAGCGAAACAGTAATGAGCGACACGTGGATATACTACGAGTATGTAGCAAATATCAAGTTAGGCAACAAACGAATAATAATGACTAATCAAGACATAGCAAAGATGATTAATAAGACTCTTGCTAAAAGAGGTAAGGTTATAAAGTGGGATCGTGTTATAAATGGCAATACAAAAAGACTTGATAAGAACGTACGTTCTATTATTCAAAAGGGTATTAAGAATAATAAGACCGCTAGGCAGATGCAAGCACAACTTGAAAAAACAATGAAACTTAATAGAGGCAAAGCAAAAGCTATAGCAAGAACTGAAAGTAACTATTATAAATCAGAGTCCAAATTGCAAGTTGGGAGCTATCATGAAAACAACGGACAAGTAATGATTAAGACTTGGATATATACTTACTTATCAAATGAGCACAGGTCATCACACGTTGACGCAAGTGGTCAAAAGGTAGTCGGTATGGACGCTAAATTTAAGGTAGGCGATTACTCAACGGTAGCACCTCAGCACTTCGGTATTGCAAGCCAAGATATTAACTGTAGTTGTGACTATAAAATGGAATACGAAGAAAAGGTTGATACTAATATGGATGAATATGGAAGATACAAGAAAAGTAAATAAACAATTATAGCCGATTAATAGTCGGTTATTTTTATACTCAAAAAGGAGGTAATATGAAATACGATGTAATTTATAAAGGTAAGAAGTTTGCAAGTGTCGAGTTAGAAGATGAGGAAATAGACGCTTACACTAAAGTTTTACAAATGGGATTACCAAGTGCAAGCATTAGGGCTTTAATTCCAACTAAGCAACAAAGAAGTAAAAAGAAAGCTCCTATAAAGGTTGAAAAAACTGTTGAAGATGGAAAATATACCGAAAGGCAATTAGGACATAAAGACACTTGCGAAGTTTGTGGTGCAATAGGAACAGTAATGTTAG